AAACGTGATAGTCCCCGCCGCACATAACTTACGACTAACCGATGACGTTGGTTTGCCCAAAACTGTAGAAAGCCTCAATGAAGACTTTGATAGACTTTTACTAAGGGATGCTGAGTCAACATATATGAAAGGTGAGACTAGGCATCCTAAATGGGTAACTTTAGAACCGGGACAGGATGTTAACCTTATCGTTTTGGAAAGGAAAGGTCGAGGTATATTTACTTACAGACTAGGTACTGGTCCTGTCACTCATGATGATATCGGTGACAGAGCAGTAGAACATGATGGTGAGACTTACATGGATGTGGGCACAGCGTTCCATAGCGAAGATAAGTATGACATAGGAGATGTTGTAAGGGTAAATGCTGGTCATGTTTCTGAAAAAGAAATAGACGGCGGTCATAAGATATATACAGTACAGGGTAATAAGATAGAAGGAGATGCGGAAGGAGAAGGACTTTCCAGTAACGAAACATTATCTATGCTTGCTAAATCAGAATCGACTATGGTTCCACACAATGTTTATCGCTCTGGAGAAAGAGTTGTTATCAAGATGGATGGAGGTAAAGTTAGTTACCGGTCATCTTGTCTAGACGATATTTGGTATTTACACAACCCTCGGGCAGAAAATAGTTGGCTCATTAGATTATCAGAAACACAGAGAGATTACTGGGCACCAGTTGCAGGGACTATGCTTAAGGCAGATTTAAATGTCGAAGAAGAGCAAAAAGCAGAGGTTCATGAAAGTAAAGGAGAAGGAGAGCCTTTGATTCCCCCGAAGAAAGTCAAAGGTACTGATTTCTGGGAACCTGAGAAGGTTAGAAGGTTATTAGCCAAAAGCCTCGGATTAGTGGAATCGTTGTTAAAATCAAGTGCAGGTGCTGTAGGTGATGCTTCATCAGGTGCACAAGGTTTGGGTATAGACTATGCAACTCCTATACAATCGCCTACTGGCCCTACTAACATCGATGATGCAAAAACTATGCCTGACTACGACACTCGCAAAAAAGTAGGAGAGGATGATTTTGAAGAGCCTTCGGATGAAGAAAAAGAGGGGACTGGTCCTCATATTGAAGTTACCGAAGAGGGCACTTTAGTAGTTGATAAAGAAAACGCTCGCTTCCTACCTAATTAAATAGTATGAGCGTAGTATCTTGACTCAATGTCTGCTTCTATAGCACTAAGGGCTTCTTCACCGAACCCTAGTAGCATTTCTATAGTAAAGAGTAGCAGAGATTTGATAATTGCTGGCTATGCATCTGTAGAGATGGTAGACAAGCAAGGTGACTTAATCACTCGTGGTGCCCTTAAAGATGCCTTTGGTAACTTTATGAAGGCAGAAGATTTTAGAAATGTGCAACTCGCACATTCTAATATACAGGTTGGTAGTGTTATATCTGACTATACTGACTCTAATGGTAGAGTTTGGAAATCCGGTGTCGATGATGCTGGGATGTTTGTTGTCATCAAATTAAGAGATGACATAGAGAAGGCCCGTGAAGTGGCTAACGAAATTCGCAAAGGTAACCTAACCGGCTTTAGTATTGGTGGACAAGCATTCAAGCGCATCAACAAAGCCGATGCAAAGCATGGGAATTATACAGAGATTTCTAAACTTGAGTTGCACGAGGTGACCATTTGCGAGAAGGGTATTAACCCAGAAGCATCCTTCAGGATTTTGAAGGAGGACACAACAATGACAGAAACAGATGCATTAACAGACCTAAGTGAAGTAATTGATAGACTATCTAAGAAATTAGACGGAATGGAACCAGACATGAAAGACATGGATGACATGGATGACATGGATGAAGAAGAAGAAGAAGACGAGGAGCCTAGAAAAAAGAAGTTACCAATGGGTGACAAACTAGACCTCGCTGACGATGACGATGACGACTCCCCCGATGACGAAAAGGATTCGGATGAAGACAAAAAGGAGATGAAAAATATGAACGATAAAACCGAAAAGAGTGATGGTGAATACAGCGATGTTATCACCAGCGAATATCTAAACTGGATGGAAAATACTTTGAAATCGGCTGGGGTAGACATTAATAACGCACGAAATCATTTCGATGACGTGACAAAGGCTAACCTTGGTTCGACTCCAGAGCAATTCCCAGTAGAACAACTGAGTGGACAAACATCAGACCGCACACAAGAAGGTGGTAATCCTTCTACTGGTGCACTATCTGCTGCCGGACTAGGCTCTGGTGCAGTGGCTAAATCCTACTTGCACCCAGAAGAAGTAAGCCCAGCAGAAATTGAGAAAGCCTACGAAGTTTACAAGGCTGCCGCAATAGAAGAACAGTTCAAGGGTAACTTGAGCAACGTCTTCTCTGACCGCCTAGCAAAGGAACTGAGTGCTGAAGCAGAACACCGTGCAGCATCTGAGTTCGATGCTCGTGCACCACTTTCCAACATCGAGAAGGCAATCGCTGAACTCGGTGAGCGTATCGAGAGTCTGGGTAACACTGAATCAGTCAGTATCCAGAAGTCAGCACACAGCAATTCCCAAGTTGAAATTCCTTCAACTGAAGATTTAGCAGGCATGAGTTGGGACGAAGTCCACAGCCTAGCAGGGAGCGTTTGGCAATAAGCCGACAATTAAAGAAAGGAGATGAAAAATATGGCAAGAAGTTATTTAAGAACAGTAAACGATATGGAGCGCTACTATTATGGCGCAGGCTCTTCAATGGGTTACACCTACTCAGGTAGCGAACTATTGAAAGCAGATGCACCAATGCTCAGCACAACCGCTGGTACCTACCAAGCAATCTACGGCCGCAAAGTGTGGTCTCAACTAAACCAAGAATTTAACGCATTCAGTATACTACCTAAGAAACCATGGGACCGCTCTGGATGGCGTGTCGTTACTGCAAAGCCTTCAACAGCAGTTGGTGGCGGTATTGCAGAGAACGGAACTCTACCAGACACAACCAAACCTACTTTCCAGCACGTTGCTGCAAAGCCAAAGACAGTTGCTCACTCATTCGATATGTCTGAGACAGCAATCTTCCTTAACGATAAGGATGATGGTCTAGGTGACATTCGCTCAGTCCTCAAAGAGGAAATGGGTAAGCACCACGCAGAGCACATCAACCAAATGCTACTACAAGACGTAGACACACCAGCAGGTAATGACATGGAGTCCTTGGACCGTGTAACCACTGGTTCTTGCACCGCATCTGGAAACGTTGCTGACACCATGGATATGGGTGGAGCAGGTGGCGACTACGGGGCTGCTGCTGATGGAGACATATACTCCATTGATGCAATTAACGACAGAGGCACCAGTGGATGGGCTAGAGCAGAAGTAAGTACTTCTGGTACAAAGGGAACCAACAGAACCCTAAGCCTTGACCACTTTGATGACCTTTTCAGGAAAATCTGGGTTCGTGGTGGCAATCCAAAAGTTATGCTAACTGGATATGACACATTAATGCGTCTACAACAACTTCTACAGTCTCAACAGAGATTCATGGAAGAGAAGAGAGTTGTACCAACTTACAACGGTGTCAAAGGTGTACCCGGTATGGAAGCAGGATTCATTGTTGCAACATACAACGGAGTCCCAATCATTCCTTCTAAGGATGTTACCGCAGACGGAATCAGCAGAGTTTACATGCTAGACACTGATTACCTATACTACAGCACTGCAAAGCCAACTCAATACTTTGAGTCTGGAATTGAAACTGGAGACCCATTCGCTATTAACCGCCTCGGTCAAGAGGGACTTTACCGCACAATGGGTGAAGTTTGGACTACTTTCTTTGGAGGACAAGGTTCAATCCGTGACTTAGTCTGAGGTTAATGGAGAAAAAAATATAAATGGAGATGAAAAATTATGGTAGCATTAACACATAGAGGAATAACATACACCACAACTGCTGGTACACCTACAATGAACCTTGACCTACAATTACAAGGCGGAGTAGACCAAGACGAGACAGAATGGATATCGGCTTATCCGGGAGCATTAACAGACTTTGAAGCCCGCCAAACAGACGGGTCAAACAGATTTAACCCACGGATGGTTAGCCTACACATTAGTTCAGGTATGGCAGATACTAACACACTAACACTTTCAGGACAGTGCACTAAAATCTTGTCATGCATCGCACAGCGTGGTGACGCAACTGCAAACATAGGGATTGTGAAGACAAGTGACCTTGTCCTAACTTTCGACATGGAAGCAACTGCTGACGGAACAACTGACGATTTAACTGCAATGGAACTTTGGCTCTTAGTAGTCTGAGGTGAGGAAATTTGCCCAAGATAATATTTCTTGGCCCTCACTATGAGCGCAAAATACCGGGAATGATGAAAACCTTAGCATACAGGCTTGTGCCTGTAGAGGTTTCTCAGGAATGGGTAAAGGAAAATCTTTGGCGATTTGAGCCAAAGCATTGGCGCATAGACGGCATGGAAGAAGAAGGAGAAGATGAAGGCAACGATGGGATGCCTGATTCTGGATGGACTAAAAAGCAGATTGCAGCATGGCTTAAGGATAAAAGCGTAGCGACAACTGGTTACATGACTAAGACAAAAATGCTGGCTATGGTCGGTAATGTTCTTAACCCTGAGCCCACAGAGACCCCTGACGAAGAGCCAGAAATGGTTGAAGAGTCAAAAGGAGATGAAGAATAATGGCCGCAGGTAATACAACAGACACACGAACGCACGTAATGGGCGATATGCTCATGATAACTGGAACTTTTACTGACGGCGGTATTGATGTATCATATGCTGGTCAGTTATCAACTGTTTTTGCGGCTGGCGGTCATGTAACAAGCGTACATTCAACACTTGTGCAATTGAACGACGGGGATGATATGGCTATTGGGGATACGGCAATGGTCGTTGACACAGCAGATGTACGTCTTCACTTCAATGTAGGAGAGACCATTTATAGTTCCACAGGAAGTAGAATCGGAGTCATCACGGCTATCGCAAGCGCAACTGCTTTGACTATTGGTGCTGGTGTCCTTGAGGCTGTTGCAGATGATGCAGTACTTCACAAACTAGGACCATATACAGGTGCTATAACTTTGACTGATGGAAACCTTTCGGTTTCAGTCGATGAAACTAATGAATTCGTGGTCTTTGGAAACGGTAACTTAGGTGCAACAAGTACTGCACATACCCAAGATGGTCGCTGGTGGATTTTAGGTCAGCGTTGAGGCGGTGACTTAGATGGTAGTAACTTTTGATACCAAACCAACCACCTTCGGGGACAGGTTGATTGTAACAGGCACTTACGCAGTAGATGATGCAACTATTGATGCCACTGAATTCTTTAGTGAGATTCATGCTTGCTTTTCTATGCCTACGGCTGCTACTGATACAGACACTCGTCTTTTAAGGGATTTAAACTTTGCAGATTTATTCACAATAAACCTGACGACTAATATCATTACCATAACAGAAGGAAGCAACCCTCGTGCCGCACTGACGGCCGGCGCTGACAATGCGGGTAAGTTTATGATTATCGGGAGGCGAGGTTGATGGCAGTTACATTTGAGCCGAGAACCGTTGCTTTTGGTGACATGATTATAGTAAGGGGTGCCTACGAAGCAGGAGACACCACTATAGATTTGAGTGGCTTCTTTAGACCTAGTGGGGTTGAAATGTTCGATATGACACCTAATGCCGCTCATGCGACAATATCTGCTTCCTTCACTGACGCAACTGTGGATACTACTGATGACCCTACAATCGCACATGATTCTAATCTCAATATAGAAAGAGGTATGGTTGTTATTGGAACAGGTGTGCCTTTATCGTCAACTGTTTCAGTAATAACAAGTGCAACTGCATTTGAATTAAGTGCGGCTACAACTGGTGGGAGTCTTACTAATACTACATTTACATTCGCACACGGTATTATAGGGATAGTAAATGTAAACGATGCTGGTGTATATTTTAACTTTCCAGACGCAATTATAGAAGATACATTTACTCTGGCTGATGCTACTAACGTGATTACTCTGTTAAGTGGTGTCAAAACAACCGCAGGTGCTAAAACTGCTGGAACATTTATGGCTATGGGGAGGCGAGGTTGATGGCAGTTACTATGGATTCTAATAGACCAACAGTTGTTGGTAATGTAATTATGATTAGTGGAGATATCAATCACGTTACACTGGGTACCACATTTGACGCTTCACCATATATGAATGAAATAATCAGTGCACAGGTATTATGTTCTGCTCAGATAACTCCTATTATATCGGCACACGGTGGTGACGATGATTCAGATGTAACGAGTGGATTTTTCCTTAATCTCCCGGCATTACATTGTAGATTCTCAGGCACTACTCTTTCAGTTTTCTCCAGAACCGTAGTTCCGGGCTTGATTGATGAAGGTGACCCTGCTGCTTTAAATGCACAAGGAATTACATCTATGGCAGAAACTTCTTCATTAACAAGTAGTGGTAAGTTTTTGATTATAGGAAGGAAGTGATTTGAATGGCAACTTTAGCAAACTTACAAGCAACTGTAATTGGACCTTTAAGTCCAGCAGACTTCTCAGGAGCCACTGCTATTCAAACAGCAATCAATGCTGGCTTTAATGGGGTAGATGATGCTGCTGTGGCAGACACTATCGTTGGTGTTGAGATGCTTAATGTATTAGGCAATGCGTATGTAGTTGTATTCTATAAGGCGTCTTGAGGTTGATTGAATGGAAGCATTCGGTAGCCTTGGACTTAACGATATAGAGCGCTTACAGAAGCGTGGCATTCGTTTAGACGAGTCTTACGGGGCCTCTTTGAGGACTGATGAAGACAATCCTTTGAGCGGTCATACTCTTAAGCAAAGGAACAGAACTAAAAGTGCTGGAGATGTCCTGAACATAGGGTCGGGCACACGCTGCGGACATTGCGGTATGCTCTACTTCTGTTGGGTTGACGCCTGCAGGACATGCGGAAAACAAGTAGATTTCAATTTGGGACAAAAGGAGGTTTAATTATGACTATGATTTATGTTAGAAAAGGTATGGATGATAACATAAGAGAGAAGGAAGCCGAGAGGTTTGCTGATGAAACGAAATTACGAGCGTTGGGTGAACCTATGGGTCCTTACGGAACTCCTCTTTTTAGCCCATCTGAAAAACCAGTAGCGGTTCGTGAAAAGAAAGTTCCTAAGATTGGTGTTAAAGTACAAAGAGACGAAGAAGGTCAACCTATTCTAGACAAAGAAGGCAGAACAATCCCTATCGAGCCTGAAGAGCAAACACTTGGTGATTTTCCTGAGCAGCAGAGGCAACAAGGGCGCCGTGACGAAAGGAGAGCCCCAGAGCAATATAATCTAGAAAATCGTGAGGCTATAGATGCTCAGAAGCGAATGAATATAAGAGGCAAAGAAGGCAAAGTCAAGGTAACTGGTGTCCCAGAGGTGGCAGATAAGTTAGATGCTACTCCGGACCCAAGTGAAAAGCCTGTCCAAGTGAAGCGCTATGGTGGCGAAGACCCTGTTCCACTTCCTACCTTTGGTGGTAAGACTACAGAAACACCTTCAGGTAAAGATGCAACAGCGAGAGCAATGTATCATGAACCGAGTTTCCTTAATATGATTGCAGATATGCATGGTGTTAATCCAGAAGAATTGACTAATATAATTATGAGAGAATCAGGCATAAGAGGAAGTCAGAATTTCCGCCAGCATTATATGAACCCTGAGTCTAAGTATTATGAAGCAATTCGACAAAAACTTGCTGATTACGCTAAAGGAGACGCTATACTTCCTACTCAAAGGACTGAAGAAGAAGCAGGCAGAGAGGCAAGTCGAAGTGAAAGACAACGTGCTATTTCTGCACGAGGTGGCAAAGAAGGCATTAGTGCTCAAGACTCTGATGAAGAAGTTAGTAGTAGATTCGCAAGGCATCTTAAGAACGTAAGTCCAGAGAGAAGAGCACAGTTAGAAAGACAATATCCTACTCCAGATGACCAACGGAACTTCTTCCAAATTAACATGGAAAGGGCTGAAGCCAAAGCAGCCGATAAGGCTAGTAGAGGTGAAGAAAGAGCAGAAAGAAGGTATCAGGAAGCCCGTAGAGGAATGGTCAAGGTAGGTGCTTCAAAAAGAGGGGACGTTCCTAATCTCTTGGCACCAAAGACCACTGGTAAAGAAAGCACACACCTAGGGGCAGGTGAGCCAAGGACCATAGGAAAAATTGTCCGAAATGCACTTAGAGACCCTAAGTACAACAGCGACCTCATAACTTATGCTCAAGGTAAAGGGTTTAACCATCCAGCCTTCCCTTCTACACAGGACGGTAAAGTAAGAGTGGCTGGCATGGATAGAGCCAGTATGGTACCGGGACTCGATACTCAAAGTCCAAAAGCAAGAAGAGATAGTGCGTCGATGAGAATGGAAGGGATGAAGGCTCTTGAAAACTGGTATGCTGATGAGATGCTTGAAGACCCAGAAGGCACTATGGCCTCTTTTAATGAAATAATGGGTAGCGACAGGTTGGCTACACAAGAAGCAAGTGAAGAAGATATAGAAGCATATGACCAAGCCACTAGGCGCAGAAATGAGTTACTAGGGTTCGCTGGAGCAGAAGGTGCCAAAGAAGGCTCTTTAGAACCTCAATCTAGAGAAGAGAGAGAGGCTGAAAAGGAATCTAGAAGAATTGGACAGTCTCTTATGAAGCCTTCTTATGGCGGGTTAAACCCCGGGGCTGGGGAATCAATGTATTCACCTGAAGGCGAAGAAAGGTTCAGAAGTTTAGTCGACAGATTAAGGGAAGCAAATCCAGAAATAAGTTTAGATAAGATATTAGATTTAGCGCATGAGCGAATGGAGCCTGACGAGCCTGAACAACAATCTGCTATGGATGAAGTATATGGTGGGCGCGGCTCTCAAGAAGCATTTGACTCTACTTCTGGGAACCGCCTAAGAACAAGCGATATAAGACCGGGAGAATCAGGTCCGGGTTTAAGTGCGAGACAAATGATGGCACAAGAAGCATCACTCGCCCGTCAGAAGGCTAGAGCACCTAATTTAGAGGGCCCATTCCCACAAGCAGACCCTGTTACGGGAGAGTTATTAGAAGAAGGTGAATCGGAACAAGAAGAGCCAGAGATGGAACCAGAGATGGAACCAGAGATGGAACCGCAAGAGCCTGCTGTGAAACTACCTCCTAAACCAGATTTCCCAATAAATTTACCTTCAAGGACTACCCCTGCTCCGACAATGGAAATACCGGGCCAACCTACAGAATTACCACCAGAGTTACAAGAGAAATCAAGCACACCGTTCAACTGGACTAAGGGCGATGAACTTCTAAAATCAATCAAAAGTATGTTTTATCAACAGGGTTATTGAAGGGATATGACTTGGCTAAGGTGAGGGGAATGACATATGCCAGTAATATTTTCACCCGGAGAGCCTGAGACAAGACCTCTAAACCCTGACGCTATAGTATACACTACTGCTCAAAAGATTGCAGACTTACTCGGTATTGGTCCGTCTGAGGCTGTATTGGCTAGTGCTAATTCAGTAGATGATGGTGTCTATGTTACTGGTGCTGATTACCGAGACCATGGCTTTGCGGTAGGAGATACCATTCTTATTTACAGCGACAGTTCTGCCCTTGGTGATGAGAGAGTAATCACTGCGATTACAGATGGTGGTGCTAGTGGAGTTAAACTGGCTTTTGATTCAGTTACAGTAGACTTCGTAGAGGCTACATTTACTACTGCACTTAACACATATGTTCAGAACACAGCATCATTCACTAACGGTAAAACCCGTGGTATCACTAGAGATATTGTCGAAAATCACATTAAGCGTATACAAGACAAGATTGATAGCGTCACACATAATGCTTGGAGACCTTATTTAGTCGCTGCAGAATACATCAATTTCGATACATACAAGCCATATAGGCGCCGATATTATACAGACTATGTCGGCACCACACCTCTATTGTTTAGGAATGTCCAGCAAATCCTGAGACTTGAATTATGGCAGGGTGACGACTATCGTGAGATAGGTTCTGCAGAAGTTAGAATTACTTTACCAGACGATATGACTACTACTGATGGTAAGATAGCAATAGGTGTAGGTAATGCAGGAGCAGGAAAAGGCTCTGCTGCTGTATTAGATATAGGTACTACCACAACTACTTGGAGGAAAGACTTTGACAAAGTTACCTCGGCTCAGAACCTTGCTGACCTTATCAACAAAGAAGATAGAGTGAATAAAGCGGCTTTAGAGTTCGCCCCTACTTTTACTTTAGAAGGTAGTACTAGTAATGTTGCTGTCCACAATGAATTCTTAGCAACTGCTAATGCAGATTATGGCAGCGGTATACTCAAGGTTACTAGTATGAGACAAGGCAAAGGAGGGGAAACTTGTTCTATAGTGGCTTCTAGTGGTATAAGTTTATCAGAAGGGTCTACAAAAACCGCTACATTTAGTAGCCTTTCGTCTGATGATATTAATGTCGACTCAACTGCTGATTTCGCCCCTTCTGGGGTATGCATAGACTCAAGTGGTGATATGTTTCGTTATGAATCTAAGACAGCAACTCAGTTTACAACCTGTACTGCTATCAATGGAAGCCTAGGTGCTATTACTGGGACCATTAGTCAAACTCTTTTCCAAATGAGTTTACAGGGAGGCACTGGTGACCAGCAACGACTCAAAGACTGGTGGATGGATTATGAGATGGGTATCATTTACTTCAATAACTCTTATCCGTTCTTTGAGTGGAACGCAGTTAAGGTTGCTTATATCTACGGCGAACGCTATGTAGAGAAGGCTATAGAAGAGGCAACTACTAAGTTAGTAGCCGCTGACTTACTCATGTCAGATGACAGAAGTGTGCTTATTCCAGAAGGTGGGCAAAACATCGACCTTGGTTCTAAAGTCCAGTTATTCAGACAAGAGGCTGAAGCAATTCTGGGTAGATACAAGGAAGTGGTGGTGTTTGCTTAATGGTTGCTACTTTTACAGAGCCCCTCGATTCAGTGCTTAATGTCCTCAAAACTTGGACTAGAGGCAATACCGACAATATCAAACCCGTCATTATTGACATCGCTGATGAAGGACCTGAGCGTGGTAAGCGTTTAGATTTAGGGCGCCATGACTATGTTCTCTGTTACGAGACTGCTCATAATGAAGAAGTGCCTGACCTATTATACAATTTTGTTACTACTCGTGTCAACATAACAGTTGACGTGAGAACATCAAGGAGCCGCTCTCGTTTAAGAAAGATGGAAAATGAAATCAGAAGACTCGTCCAAACTACTAGGAAAGGGGACGGGGTCAACTTTGATAGAATGGTAATGAAAACAAGGACTGATTTATCGGACCGGACTAAAAAGATTTTTAGACATACTTTCCAAGTGGAAGTTGTAATACTAGCGGAGTCTATTCCTTGAGGTGATTAAATGGCGTTTGGTGCACATTACAAGGGAGACGTATCAGAGATTACGATGGGTCACGAGACTGGTATTTATTTAGAACATAATGAGCCATTGACATTCACTGCTACCACTACTGCTGGTGACGATTACACAACTATTACATTCACAGGAACTGGTTCGGCTAACAGCATAGGTGCAGGTGATGTACTCAAGGTTCCTATTGGTATGTTAATAGGTTGTAAAATGACCTTCCATGGTACTGGTGGTAACTTTTCACCTTACTATTATGATTCTATCAACGGCACCATATTCAGTATAGTCGACCATGAGTTAACAGGTGGAGACACTACAATCAAAATTGTCCCTGCGCTTTCTGATGTTACAAAGGTTAGTAGTTCTTCAGAGGTTTTATTCATTCATTCTACGGGACTTCCTACTATTGACATAAGTGGCTTTTCTGCAAGTAGTAGTGCCAAAGCGTCAGTAGAAAAGAGCCTTATCGACCAATTTGTAGGACTTGCCTCTTTTATGAAACTACCTGACACTACTGTAGATTTGCATAGATATCACGTTGTAGGTATGGGTAGACAGATGTCATTACAACAAACAGGTAAAGTTCATCATCAAGGAGGGGCACTTGAGATACCTATGCATAATGCAAAGTGGTTATACTATGCTTTGGGTAGAGAAGTCGTAGATTACAATAATTGCGGAGCAGGCTCAGCCCCAGACACGGCTCTTCCCAGTGCAATTTCCCCCGGGCAGGTATATGTCGATGTAACAGGAAGTAGTGGAGTCCCTAAGTTCGGTAGTACTACCGTAGTAGTAGGTGATTATATTTTAATAAAAGACACCACTCAGGTCCCAGTCATTCAGTATAGAGGTGCTAGTTTAGGTGCTTCGGGTAATATATTCTGGCCGCCGGCGAGTGCAGCAGGGCTTAGTGCAGATAGTGATGAGTTTGAATTCGCTGAAAGTAGTGAATGTCGTAGGGTTATTGGTTATGAAGAATTGACAAGTACGACCTTTAGGTTATTTGTAGAGCATCCTTTCCAATTCGCCCATACTACTGCTGATTATATAGCGGCAAGGAAATATGACACTGGCATAAATTCTCCACAAATTAGCACTGGTCGAGTCAAACATTCTGTAAGAAAATTAATATTTACAGGAGAAACAATACCTTCTTTTTCACTTGAGCACAGTATAAGAAATAGAGATGTTGGCTCTTATAATAGTGAAACGGGCGATGGTGTGAACACACCCGGTGGCACAACTGATAGCAAACAACTGACAAGGATATTTAGGGGCTGTAAGATAAACGAATGGGAAATTTCATCTACAGTTGATGCAGAATTAAAGTTCCGTGCGACCTTTGACGCACTGTCTTGTTATACAGATACAGGTCGACTTGAAAGTGCTAACGCAGGTGACCGTTATATCGCTCATCGGATGTTCCAAAACACAGGGGAGACTGATACCAATAGAAAGATAGCGGGTATAACCTCTGGCGAAGAAAAGCCATTTATGTTCTATAATGGCACAATCGAAGCATTCGGACAATCGATTGGCTTCATATCTTCCTTTGAACTCAGGGGTAAAACTGGTGTTGAACTTTTCCATACTATACAGAGTAACCCGGTAGGCGAAGATGTTCAGAGTTCTACAGGACTGAGCACAAAGCAAGTGCCTTATGGCGGTACAAGGAATGCTTCTATTATCCGAGAAGGACGAGAACAATTAGATATGGAAATAGATGTAGTCTTGACTGACCCTAATCTTTTCCATCAGTTGCGTTCTCATAATGAAACTTCTTCGGGAGTTGATGCTTCGACCAATAAACAAATTAAATTACATTTTACTAAACCATATAGCGGTACTATTGACTCTGATTATACGGTCCCAAGCATTCGTATAATATTAGATGATTACTTCATTACTGAGGCTCCTATTCCAATGCCAGATGATAAAGGGCTATTACACTCTAAAATTATGCTGCAGCCACAGTCCATTAAGGTTATAGCAGAAGACACGGTGTATCACAATTGAGGTGGGTAAATGCCGTTGAAGTTCAAAGTACCTTTTTACCCTCCAATAGTTGAAGAAAATTTAGAAATACCGTCTGAAGACATTTCAGAAGAAGAGGAAGAGGGAGGAGACTACCTCTTTAACCCAGAAGCAGGTAAGGCCAGCGATAACCCGTTCGCCCACCTTAGACTGGAGGATGACCCCAAAGAATTGGCTGCATCCGACGAGGACGTGAGTAAGTATGTTACAGGAGAAGAATAAAATAAAGATACAAGGTAAAGAGATAGAGGTTAAGCCAAAAGATATTACGTTTTTTGATATCCAATCGGTAGCCCCTATATTTGCTAATAGTGATTTAAACTTTTCATCTTACTGGGACTACGCGTTTCGTAACTGGCTTCAATTCGATACTGATGTTGATATCAATATATTAACTCCGGCAGAAGGTAATGACTTGGCATCATTACTACCTTCGCCTACAGATGTCATGGGGTGGTTGGCTTTTCGGGAAGCGGAGTCAGTCAAATTGAGCACTATGTCAATGGGAGACCAGTGACTGACAGATTCCGCTTACAGAAAGAAGGTATGGAGTATTTACTAATGACACATTATAAAATGGGATTGAAGGAAGTGAGAGATTTGGGTATTAAAGACGCAAGGCAACTTTTACAATGGGCACAGGCTATGCAAGGTGTTGAAGAAATGCCAGAAGGCGCAGTCTATTTGGGCTACGACTCGGTGCCCCCACTGAGGTGATAATATGGTTGACGGAAATATAGACCCTCGCTCGGTAGAAGCGATGGAGAAATTCAAAAATTATGCTAAGGAAGCCACTACTTCGATGAAGGACCTGCAAGGTCAAATGGATAAGTTTACCAATTCAATGGCTATGACTAAAACCCATGCAACTGATTTGAGAGATTCCTTCAAACAAGTAAGTAATAACCAACCTACTCAGCAGACAAATACTACGAATACTCGCCGTCCTGCAACCACTGCTGCAGAACAAAGTAACGTGACTATCAATTTGAAAATCGATGTTGGTGGTGTCACAGACAGAAGTGATAAAAAAGCATTAGCCAAAGAAATTGGCGAAATGGTTAGTAAAGAACTAAAGTCAAGAATGGGTGGCTCCCTAACACAAAGTGGATTTTATAGAGGTGGCTAATCTTGGTTAGCGCAGGTGAAAGGGTCCCTATTCGTCTTGTAAAAGAGAATGGTGAAACTATATCACTTGACGCTACCAGTATCGATATGGTTGTCGAAAGACAACAATCCAACTTTGCTTTACCCTTTATGAATGCCACTAAAATGGGAATTGACTTGAATCAGGCAGCAGTCTCTTTTGAAATACAAGGGGTTTTTGCAGACGACTCTGGTCAGGAAGAATCATCACAGGCTACACTAGACGTTGATTTTTTCCAAGAACAATCTATTATAGGATTCACTCCCCCATTGGCTGGTAGTACACAGGCAGAGTTGGCTGAACAAAAAGGTGGTGGACCCTCTGGAGGAGGCTCAGGAGCAGACACTAAAGGGGGCTCTATTGGTAGACAAAAAGGTGGAACAGGTGAAAATACTGGGAGTAGAGGCGGTACCCCCTTTTTGGTAGGTAATTTACGCTCTACAGTATTAAGTGGCTGGGAAGGTAAGTCTATGAATTTACCAGTTGGTTATTGGTTGGAAAATTTAGCCTCTACTAATTTACCTCATACTACTAACTTACAACTTTGGCTCAAGGCTGATGATATAACTGGCGTTACACAATCAGGTATAGGGGGTAAGTATGTTAGTGAGTGGCCGGATGGTTCAGGATTTAGTCGACATTTTACTCAAGGGACGGCTGCTAATCAACCAAGGTTAATAACAGGTGGCACTCATAACCATGTAAGTTTTGATGGCACTAATGATTACCTTACTAGTTCTTTTATTAGTTCTTTGAATGGGGCTAACATGACTGTATTTGCAGTTTATGCACCGGGGGGCCTAAATACTGCTGCTACTCATGGAATATTTACTTCTAAGAGTACTACTGCCGGCTATGGTATAAGGTACAATGCGAGTACTGATGCAACGGGTGTTGGTTTTTGTACCTCTGGACCTACTCTTACAGACATAAAAAGCGGTAACGACACAGTTGAACCTCACTTAAATACGTTGAACATTACAACTGCTACTTTATCAGCAAACGAGACAAAGATACGCCATAACGGTCTTCGTTACGCCACATCTAGTGCTACTTATACTCCTTTGGCCAGCGGCTCAGCCCACATCGGTGCTGACTTTGCTTCTTCTTTACAGAATTATTTTCATGGTCATATATACGAAATTATTGTTTACAACAGTGTTTTAAACGAAAATACCATAATGGACATTGAAGGTTACTTGGCAAATAAATATAATTTAAGCACTTCTTTAGACCCTGCTCATAGTTTCTTTGCTGGTTCTGATAACTTCACTACCGATTTAAGTATTGCAGTTTCATTCGATACAACGAGAGTAGGGTCAAAAAAAGAACCTTATTATTATGTAAATCAGACAAGAGTTACTGATATGGAAGTTGCTTCTGTTTCGGGCGACACTATAACTGTCACAGGAGCAGACCCTCGCGACTGGTTTGAAATAACTAGTGCAGCAGGTGCTGATTATAGAGTAAATTTCTATGAAGAGTTAGTAGATACTGAAATAACAAATGATAGAGGTTATGGGCTAGTGACTGCAGTAACACATAATAGTTTTACAATGACTCGTGTAGGGACTATGGTAGGTAAAAGTATAACCGCGGATATGAGAGTTATATTAAAACCAATAAAAGATTCTACACTCCACAGTACTAACTCTCGACCTGTTATTATGATTCCAATATTGAATGCCAATTTAGTTTATGACCGTACCCAGCCCGAATTAGTACTTGGTCCTTATTACCCTGCTTTCCAAAGTGGGACAGCAAGGGGGGCTGATTATGGTCTTGGTATTCAAAGAACAGATGAATTCCTTGCGTTTATGTTGTCTAAAGCATTATCTGAAAGTAGAGACTTTGCTAGTATAAATGCAGGCAGTACTACTACAAGAAGTTGGCTTGCTTTACAAAAACATGCTCTTAGGCCTGTAAACGCAGCCGGTAGTAATAATATCAGTGATGTATTCTCTACCGAAATATTAGAGTCGGCTAATGGCAATAACGCAAGAGTCCGAGTTACTCAAGTCCACGCCACATCTTTAGGAGAAATAGCCAATAAAATAGTGCATAACTTCAACGCTGTAGAAGTGCCTGTTTTGCACGGATTTACTGGAGGAAAGGCAGGCAAAAAGGTAAAAAGTGGTGGAGACAAGGTTCAAGATATATTGGGCATTTTGGCAAACAGTCAAAACATGACTACATTACATAACACAGCCGCCAGTGGTCTTACAAAATCTATACTTGACCTTGGGTCTACTTTTGTTCAGCAGACAGTTTACACAGATAATATGGGTGATTACATAACAGGTATACAGATACCCTATGATACTCTTATTACCTTCGGAGAGGCTGCAGAAGACCTGATTGTTGCCCAGAGAAATCATTTTTTAACCACAAAGACTACTACAAGTACTACAGACAAAATATCAAATATAAATACACAACACGCTTCAGGGAATTATTCTCTCACAGCAGGTGGTCATTTAAAGAACGGTATCAGCGGTTTAGTTACTTCATTTAATGTCACCCGTGATGCCGAAATGAAAGCATACGAATTTGCTCTTAAGTTCGTCGCTGCTGATATAATAATGTGAGGTGTAAAGTATGGCTACTCCTATAAGACTTTTATTTGGCAACAACAATGCTATTCAGTTAAATGCACAGACTTTGGATATCAGTGTCGATAGAAAGGTTAGTACCTTTCCAACACCCGGTGCTATATTAGAAAGATTCGCTATTGACACAAATACACCTGCAATTGGTATAGAGATTTCAGGTATACTTACAGATGATGATGTTAATAACCTTAACCAATCTGTTGAAGTTTCTGCCCCAGCACTTGGTGTAATCAGCCTATCTAATTTTGTACCCACTACTATTTCACAAGGAAATACGAATATAATCGATGAGCCGAGGGTTCGTGCTCATTCTCAGATGTTAGGGTTTACTGACCCTATGGAAAACTTTATCGTTAAAGAGGCGTATAACAAAGGTCAAAGTTCTACAATTAAAGTGAGAAATAAAAGTTACATAACAGCCAGTAATGTAAGGTTATTTCTATATGGAGGAGGGATAGCAAGATTAAAAAGTGATGTTAGTTCAGTAACTCAATTTGTTGTTATTAAAGTAACGGGTAATTTTATGAATAGAGATATTAAGGCAGGTGATATTCTTGTTAATGCAGATAATGGTGCTTTGATTGGTGTTGTTGGCTCAGTCGGTGCCATTGATGAAAATGATGAATATACAGTAACTTTGAGTACAAGTGCAGTTACGCTCACTGCATTTACAGTAATAGGGATTCGGAGGAAGATATACAACAGGGACGGTGACGAGATAGGTACAGTTGAGTCTTCTGACCCTAATATTGTGACTACTAGTAAGACATGGAATAATAGCACAAAATCGTACACAGGGGATGATTCAAACCCTGTTCAAGTTAACCACCCTTCTGGGCTTGGTAATGTATATGCGGTAGGGACAACTGCTGCCATACCAGTTAAAACAAGAACTGCTACAGAGGTCATATATGTAGGGACTATGCTTTATAATAGCGACAATGCTCGTATAGGTAAAGTTACTGCCGTCACTGGGACATCAGTGACTATTGGTGGGGGGACTTTAGAAGAAATAATACATGACGAGCACTTTTTCGTTCAGAATAATTCAAATAATTCTAGTTATCAGGCCATTTCACAATTGCGCCTTTCGTCTGGAAATTCAGTTTCACTTGAAGAAAACGAGAAGATATACATTGGGGCCCACCCACCTATAGAAAATGAACTTGATGGTGAATACTTACTATTAGTCCCAAGTTATTGGCAAGAAGGTACTACTCGTTCACCTGCCCGAAGGAAACTAAAGGTTGGTTACCTTGGGTCTAAATATAGAACTCAGGGTATAAGATTGGAGTTTGATGCTTCTGTTGCTCATACCCTTTTCGGCGGCTCTGCTTGCTCTGTTATTAAAACAGCAGGACAGGCCACTAGGTCATCCTATGCAACAGGGAGGAAATATTATGCTGATTCTGCAGATGCAGTGATACGCATACCAGTTAAGAATTTAACAACTTCTACTAGATATGGTAATGAGGACTATCCTAATCTAAGCCAAGACCCTTCTCATAATTTGGCGCTAATTTTAAAAGAAGCAATAGAGTTAACAACTGATATAACTTATGGGACTGCTCAAACAGCCCCGGGCTCACAGACAGTAGCAGGGGCATTTAGCGCCGATGTGTCTAATGGTACGATATTAATTAGACAAAAGTACACTCCTGCGAGAGAACTTAACTTTTATGATATACTCAGTGAAACTAACATTTCGTTTGCCGCTGACTTTAGTACAAACTCTGCCGTTAAAGGTGGTAAAAAATCAGCAGGCGATAAGGTGCAGGATTTGTTAGGGCTCATGTCCAATGCGCGCAAAGGTGCTGATTTATTCAGAGGAATACAAATCCCTTATCAAAGCCTAATTACCAGTAATAATGTAACTGGTTCCGCAAGAAACTTCTTTTTGACTTTTGGTGATATACCCCTTTCGGAAAAAGGCGCTATTACCAATACCAGAGACGCATCCAAATATATGGAGGATATAATTACTCAAGACGGAGGCTCTGTACAAGAAGAGACTGCACCAAGCAAGGTTGAGAAGATACTTAGTGATACCTTTCCCAACATACATGCTTTTGGTGAATTTTTAATAGGAACTCTTGAGACAATTTATGTTACTTTAACTGCAGACGCACATGGTAATCAGGGTGGTATAAGGATTATCCCTGAGAAGTTTCATGTACGGTATGATGCTGGGAACAAATACTACGCCTACAGTTTAAAATTGAAGGCGTCCGATTTCGTAATAGGTGTTTGATTTGACTTTACTAGTAGAGCCCGGACATGCACTTTCCTTTAACGGGGTTAGTGACGGTGTACTAGTTCCTGTAAACATGGATAACATACACGGTTTACAAACGAATGTCGATAGAAAAAGATTGCCGAGTACTGTCAATGCCTTTACTCTAGAAACTTGGGTTATACCTGATTCGGGGGGCGTTGTCTTTGAGTTTGAAAACGTAATGAGTTTAACAGTGGGCTCGGTCAGTGGACCTGCACCTATATCATTTCAAGCCAATATGAAGAACGCAGCATCTGGTCTGACTAACATAGTAACTTTAACAAGTGCAAAAGCAGTCGAAAAGGTAAATCAAGAACTAATTGGGTGGGATGGGGTCTTAGTACCGGCCTCTATTAGTGACAGTAATCACTATAGTTACTCACCTTATGATGCTGAAAGAAATGACGAAACTGCCTTGAATGCAGGATATAGGGAATTACTAAACGTATCTGTAATATTTACAGGGCGAGAATTATCTATCTTAATCAACGGAGACGTTGTCGCTCAAAGATTCTTTACAGACGAACACGAATTGGTTACTCAACAATCGAGAATGTTCCTAGGAGGCAGAGGTGGAGAATATAAAGGAATTATAGAAGCCGTGCATTGGAGTAGGGGTGTTAAATTATCTGGTGCTGCTAATTTCGCACCAGTGAAAAGCAAAGATACTTTGTGCTTATATCGGTTTGAAGAACCAGTAGAACCTATATCTCTTGAAATAGCGCACCCTAGTTTAAGTGCATCTACATCGGCTAGTTCTAGTGTATCTATTGCTGCTACTCTGGCACAAACTATTATTGATACTTTAAGTGGACAGAGTGGGCTGACTAGTATTGATTTTACAAGTAGCCCTTGGTCGGCAGGTAACTATTCGGTTAACGTAAATACTGCTTCAGGGACTAACACACGAACTATTCCCAAAGTCCCTTATAATATACTAATAGACCCACTAGGTTATGTAAAAACCACAGGTAAACCAACTAATAAAGCACCAGAGAGACTTAGACTCACTGCTGTAGACTCAAGTGCGGGGACTATCACGGTAGAATCTATACATCTAGATTTTGCTTCTAATGCAACAACTGGTCGACGCGGTATACTAATGGCCCACGACGCAGGCGAATTTGTGATTATTAAGGGAGATTGTATAGTTGATAGCGGTAACGGTAACACCTACCAAACTGAAGGGACAGCGACCAAGTTTTCAAATAAACAAAGCCAGATTGTCATAGACGAAAGCGATTACAGCAATCATGGTTTAATTTTCAGTATATCTATGTGTATAGATTCAAGTAACTATAATAAATTCTCTGCGACCACTAATATGGGCGCTCCTTTTACCTTTGGTCACACTGGTAGACACTTCTTAAATCATGTAAAGAGCCATCCGTTTATGGGTATGCTCCCTGCACCTGTTACCCATCATGTTGAAAAGAAAATAGACATTTCAGCAGATAAAATAATTGCTTCTTTCCAACCTCAGTTCAGCGATATCTCTGGTATGGCACCGCCTAATAGCATGGTTTCCTCCTTTGATTCGATAGGTCCCATTGATGTTAGTGATAGAATATCTGCATCTCATGTTGATATGATTATAGAAAATGGTATGGCCGACATAGATAATGACCAAAGAGGAATGCTGGCGATAGGTGGTCGAGCCTTTGACACCGCGCCATTTTTGTTAAAATCATCTGATGGTGTAATAAATGACGCTTCTAGTATTACTAATGATAACAAACACCTTTTACCTTCCAGTGAAAGTAGAATTGCTATATTAGAACTACCAACATTATTAACTTATAATTACGCACCTCTTGTACAAATACACTATAATGCAATTGATTTGCACGGTCAATCTTTTACTACTAAGGCTGTTTCAAGAGTATCATCTACAGCATCTACTAGCACTATACTTACATTAGACAGTGTCAAGGCATTTGGTGCAGACGGTGCAGTCATACCTGCGCATGAAATATCCATTGATGGTGTGGCTGCAGATGATTTTGCGAATGACAACTTTGCGACAATCACTCATAGTAACAAACGATTAACATTTAATTCTACTACCAGCCCCGCCTTCCAAGCAATAGACACTACAGGTGCTATTGTCGAAGTTAAGCACAATAGCCCATCGCTAATGGTCACTAAGACAGTTCCTGATGTAGCAACGATTGTTACAGGTACTACTAGTATATTGGACTTAATACACAGTCATATTCAAAGTAATATCTCCTTAACACTATATGCGCCGGGTGGTGTTATTGAATTCAAAAGACCTGAGCAATTTACATTAAAAGAAGGAGAGTTGAACGGCGAAGATTCTGAGGGAGGAGGGTATGAAGATAAACTCACTTTCGTAAAGTGCCCAGCGAACTATCTACCTAATGTAGCGGCTGACCCGCCACAGACTACTCCTCAACCAATTGCGCTAACTCGCTCTGAATTGACAGGTGTTTCTTCTCAATTTAACAAATTAATCGTAAGGCAGTCTACAGATAAATTAGATAATCTTTCTGCGTCAGGGGATGTAAGTAGGCAAGTAGTTACCAATAGTACTAGACAAAGTACAGGTGTATTAATCAATAACAATGGGGGCTACGCTGCATCAACTAGTACAGCAATGACTACAGATGGTACAGACGCTACAACTATATTCGCAGTAGGTAGTGAGGTGTTTAAGATAGATGGGACTAACCTTGGTATAGTTACAGCAATAACATCAACCTCAGTTAGGATAGAACATGGCGATGCTACTAGTGGTAGTGGCGGTATCGAGGCATTGGTAGTAGATAACGAAGAGTTATTCGACGCGCCGCATATACCCGGCCTAGGGAGTAATAACCAATCGACCAATGTTCATGAAATATTTGATATTATTTCTCATCAATCAAGTGACCGGATAATTAGACTTACTGTGCAACCTTCTGATAGAAGAAGATTCAACATGTTAGAAAGATTATCAACAGATAATAGTTCTCCTAGTTCATTCAGTATTGAAAGGTTGATGGCAAGAGGTAGAGTTGCTTCGTTCAGAGATACACAAGACACTGGTCAAGTTGAACTTTTAGCCTATAGCACTGTATCTGACATAAGTAACGCAACTAATAGTGTCAAGGGTGACGGAGCACCTGATTCACACATTGTTAAGGAAATTATGCCGGGCGCACCCGTAGTTACCATGACGCTTGGTGGCCCGGGTCAGGGTGCAATTAATACCAAAGATACTTGGGACCCAAGTCCTACTGCTCGATTGGCTTGGAACACTAGAAGAGATTGCGCTGCGAGGGTGACTTCCTTTACTGCAACCACAGTAGTAGTTGCCCCGCTCAATAATAAATCCACAGCACTTGCTTCTTGGGGCACTTATTGTTTTGCTAAAATAGGGCGCATTTATTTCCCATTGTCTAAGGATAAAGACTCTGACCAGACACGCTATGCTTCTGCAGAGTATGCTAGTAAAACCGGTACAACGTTTACTTTTGCCAGTGGTAGTCAAAAGGGCACAGGTAAATTCTTGTTAGAAGATGGTAGTGAGGCTGATACATTTGCAGAGTGGACTACTTCAGTTGGTATGGCTATTAGTAACAACGTGCATGTCGATGATAAATTTGGAGAGCAGTCGGCCTGTAATGATGGCTCGACTATTAACGATAGACTTTTCCAAACACTAGACACTGTTCAGCATGACTATCAGTTAGGGACACAATACGCGTCTACAAGGGCTATGGTTGAGATTCCTTTGTTTGAAGAGTTTTTCTTTGATAAACCAGAGAGGGGGATTTTCCCCGGACCTGATAACAGTATGAAGATTCATGTTGATGCTACACATACCGCCCATACATGGTCACCCAACCCTGTAGGTAGAAGGGCTGATGACATTAGTCCTAGTGACGCAGAGGTGTTTGGTCCGTTTTCTTATTATGTCGGGAATGAAACTCACCAAAGGGGTACTAAGGTCTCTCGACCATTTGATGCTACTGATTTCAAAGTTTATGTAGAGGATGCGAGTATATTCCCTGAGCCTAAAGGAGGAGCAGACAT